GTTTGCGCTCCGCGCGGCGGAGCCTGGCGATTTCCCGCTGTCGCAGATTCATGTCGCCGCCACCAAGGTCACGGTGCCATCCTCGAAATACCCGTAAGGTCCCCAGGCGTAACCCGTCGCGCTCAAGTCGTTGAAATCGTCACACCGGTAGCGATAGCGCTCGATGTAGAACAGGGCATGCCATTGAGGATTGTAAATCGTGCTCGGAATTATGTAGTCTAGGGTGAGCATGTAACAACTGTAGTCGGGCGGGGCTGACCCGGGGCAGTACGAGTTGCAAATTTTTTGCAGCAGCATGTAAGGATCGACCGCCGGTTCGCCCCAGAACTTCATCCAGTTGCACGGCTCGGTAACCTGGACCGGCTTGATGAATTCGAGGAGGTGGCTTCCATTCAAAGCGCCCTCGTTGTAGGTGCTCCCCGAAATGATCGCCGTAACCTCCCACGGTTGATCTTGATAGATGCACCCACAGCATTTCGGCACCGGGCACACACGGCAGCACCAGGGAAACCACGATCCGCTCATGTCTCCGTTTCCGGACAGGATCCTTGAATGGCCCGGTAGACGTCATTTTCGGGGTCGTAGTCACAGATCCACTTCGACCCGCTCTCGCCGTAAAACATGCCAGCCACGCTCTCGATCGTGAGTCCGCCGGATTCCGGATCGGGGTCGTCGCCCTTCCACCAATCTTCGACCTGCGCCTCGAAGGTCTCGGCAGAAATCAGAAAGTCGTCGGTTGCCGTGGCGAGGATCCGCGCGGCCTTGCCGCCGGCAGTGACGATCGGAGTCCCGCTCAGCAGCGACCATTCGGCCTGAACCATGGAATTCGCGAGGATTTTCCCCAGCGACGGAAAAAGGCGGCCACCCACGGTCACGTCAACGCCGCAGTCCTCCCAGCCCGCGTCCCCGTTCCAGACGTAAACAGAGAGAGTTGCCGAGGCCATCTCATCGTTGCAATCCAGATCGCCCTCCAGGCGGCCATAGAGGATCGGAGATCCGCTCGTCATGGCGATCCAGACCGTCCCCGAATCGGCGCCGATCGCGCGGCACCAGATCCATTCGCCTTTGACTCCGTAGCAACGCCCGGTTGCCTCCCTGATCTCGATGAGATCGGCCTCGGCATCCACGGCATAGGAGCCGCGGCGATCGGCCGCGGGGGAATCGCTCGACGCCGTCCAGACCACGGGCGCGGCATCGACGACGCCCCAAGGCACGAGCGTATCCGTGAGCTCAAACAGCTTCCAGTCCACGAAGCCGGGAGTCGAGAGCGCCCCTTCCGGGAGCAGCCGCCGGCTCATCTTCTCGACGATCGAAGTGGCGCGGAGAATTCGTGCCTTGGCGTTTGGCGAGAAATCGGCCATGGTCTCAAGCCTCGTCAACCGAGACCTGAAGCAGGCCGGTCGCCGTCTCGGCTGCGCCGGTTTTCGCCTTGACCGTGATCCCGTCAAGCAGGCGGCAGATCCACGCTTCGCCCTTGAGGATTCGCACAAAACTGCCCATCGTGCCCGTCACATCGGGCCCCACGAGAATCTCATCGGCGTGGCTCGCGCCGCCGATATTTTCAAGGACGGCGATTCCCAGGCCGGTCAAGCCGGTAAGGGACAAGGTCGACGTCGAATGATCCGCGGCCAGGGTTGCTTTCACGATGATCACCCCGCGCGTCGCCTGGTCGATGACCATCGACTTCGCGTATTGGCTGGACAGCGGGTCGTTTTTGATGGTCTTTGTGATGGAGACAGAGATTTCGTCGGCCATGAGCGGATCTCACATTACGTCACGGGAATCACAGAGAAGGTCTTGCGCTGCTCCCATTCCACTTCGACCTCGAGGGCGTCCTCCGGGGTCGGCTCGAGGATCGCGGCGCCCTGGGCATCGAGCAACTGCGGATGCTGGGGCCGCGTTCCATCGGCCAGATAGATGGGCTGCTTGTAGTCGCCGTTCAGCTCGTTGTAGCCCTGGTTCAGGAGGTAGATCGTGAACGTGTCGCTCGTTTGGATCTGGAGGCTGAGGACCACGTACTGCACATCGTTGCGTTCCTGCACTTCGCTGATCTCGATGGCATCGATCTTGCACGTGCCCGCCTCGAAGCTCTTCCCCTGGATGCGAAAGGTGTCGGAGTTGACGGCGTCGCGATAGCCGTCGAACCAGGTCGGCACGCCCTCAAGATTTTTCTTGATAGTGATCACCCAGAACGAGATCTCGACCATCAAGGGCGGCACGAAGAAATCACCCGCCGTGTTGAGGATCGCCTTGCCGTCCTTGTCAAAGTGGATGGGGCGCTGGACCTTCGCGGTCTTCCAACTGATCTTGGCCGGCTCCGCCAACGGATTCTCTTGGCCCGACTGGCCCCACCATTCCGTCGTGTAGGTGGCCGTCGCGATCCAATGGAACTTGCTCTTGTTCTCGCGACGGACGACCATCTTTTTCAAGGTGGCGCGGAAATCGCTTGGGTGCCACGCGCCGACCCGGGCGCAGGCGGCCAGGACCGTTGCCTCGTTGGTCAGGCCACTGTCGGTGACCACGCGCCAACTCCGCGTGTACCGGACCATGGACCCGCGCTGCGACAGCTCGGATTCGCTCTGCGAAGAGTCGGGGATGAGGGTCACCGATACCACGCCCATCAGAGCACCTCAAGCAAGTCTGCGTCCGGTTTCTCGGCCGCGGTCACCAGGCGCAGCGTGTTCTGCGCGATCTGGTTCAACCGCTCCCGCTCGACCGCGCGATCCTGCGCCTTGTTGGCCTCGCGGATCGCGTTGAGGATTGCGTTGTAGCCCTCGGCCGTTCCCATCTGAACGGCGCCCGCGTAACCGGGCCCGCCCTCGCCGGGCTCGGTGGGAATGCCGGCGGCACGGCTTGCCTCGAAGGCTGCCGCCTCCATGGCCAAACCAGGCGCGATTCGGCCTTCTTGCACCATGGTGGCAAGATCTTCCATGCGCTGGCGGAATTGCTCCTCCCGCCCGCCGATCTGGGCGCGAAGCTCCCTCGTCGGGCGAGCCAGCTCCCTTGCTTCCTTGGCCATCGCGAGTCTGGCATCCTGCGGACTGAGAAGGCCGCTGGCCTCCATTTCCTGGATGTTTTTGACGTTTTTCCAAAACTCCCGTTCAGGATGCAATTCCTTCTGGATCCGGGACGCCTCTGCCTTTAGCTGTTCCCGATCGCGCAAAACCTTCAGTTGCTCAATGAGCGCGTCGGTCTCTTCGCGGATTCTTTTGACCTCACCTTCCTCAAGGCTGTGGGAGCTGCGCGCCAGTCTATCGATGAGGTCTTCTCGCTCTTTGAGCATCCGATTTCGCTCACGGTCCCAGCCGGCCGCCGTCTCAAGCGTGGCCACCTGGTCGCGGAGAGAATCGGTAAAATCTTCGACGGCCGCCTCGGCGCCAAGCTCCCGCTTCGTCAGCATCTCGCGCCGCTGTCCAAGCCGCTTCTGGTACTCCATCTCTGCGGTCTGGCGCATGAGTTCTTGGGTCGCTTCGCGTTCTGCCTGGTTTCGGGTCTTCGCTTCCGCGGTCAGTTCCTGCATCGACTTTCCAAGACCGAAGAGATCGTGCAGGGCAAGGCCGAACATCTCCGTAAAACCGGTCCAGGTCTCTGAGCCCAGCTTCTTGATCCCGCCCCACGCCTGACCTATCGCCGAGACCGCCGTGCCGGAGACGACGTTTCGCTGCATGTCTTTTCCCGACGCAACAGCCTTTAGGATGGGGTCGAGCTCCTTCCCGGATCGGCCGAACAACTCCATGAGGGCAAGGGTCCGGGCAGCCGGCGACTCAATGGACTCGATTGCGCGGGCGATCTGTCGAAACTGTCCCTCCGTCGTGTCGAGCATTAGCTCCCGCGGGTCCAGCTTCAAATTCTCGAACAGTTTCTTCTGCTGAAGATCTCCCCGGGAGGCCTCGGCGATCGCTTTCTCCATCTTCGCGAAGCCGGTGCTAACGACGCCAAAGTCCTTCCCGGCGGAACCAGCCACCTTCTCCAGCCGTTGGACCATGTCGGTCGAGACATTGAGCTGTTCCGACTCGTTGCGGAATCGTTTGACATCTTCGCCCATGCTGCGGAAAGCGGCGATCGACCCGCCAACTCCGGCGATCGCGCTAAGAGCGGGGACGAATGATCGGGCTTGGCCCATTAGACTGCCGCCCAGATTTGCTAGCGGGTTCGCTTGGGCAACGCTTTGGAGGTCTGCCTTCAGGCTGCCGACATTCGAGCGGACCTCTTGCGCGGCCCGCATGAAGGGCCGGGGATCGCCGCCGAAGATGGTGACGATGTCGTTCATTGCGCTAGTCGCTCCGCCGCCTCCGCCCGGGCCCGGGTCTCCGCCAGCGCCTCGCCCGTGTTTGACGCGGCCACGGCCTCAAAGCCGGGATCGATCTGCTCGGGTTCCAAGTTGATGCCGTGATAGTTCAGCAAGAGCACCCCGATGTTGCGCACCAGGTCGATTAAGCGCACCCACGGATCGGGCTCGACGGCCCGGAAGGCCATCCACTCGCTCCACAGCTCGGGCCTCAGCTCGTCCAGCATCCCATCGACGTCTAGGTGTCCTCCCCGGTCGGCCTGGCGGAAGGCGGTCCGCCGTCCGGGGTCGCGTCGGAAGCGGGCCCGGTAAAATCCGCCGCTTGCTTTTCCTCTTCGGGTCCGATTCCGCAGTGCTTGCGGATCCGTTTCACCAGCTCCGCCAACCCGGCCGTGTAGTCCCACTGACAGATCGTGCCCGCCTCGCGGTCGCTGAACAGCCGATGGCCCTCCTCGTCCACCAGCGTGGCGGCCAGCAGGCGGGCCTCCGAATCGGCCAGCCGCGTCTGATCGATCGTGCCGTCCTTGGTCGAGGCGGCCGACTGGAGCCGTCCCTTTTCCAGCGCGCTCAAGCTCTGATAGCGCACGGTCTGCCCGGACTCGGGGAGCGTCCAGGTATCGTAGCGGCGCTTGCCGCGGTAGGCCGCGTTGAGGTCGGCGGCCGTGGCAATGGATGGCATCTTGCACCGATCCTATTCGGGAGGCTGATAGGGCGGGTCTTCCTCGGTCGGCGCCGCGTTGGGGCCGGGGATCGGGTTGCCATCGGCGTCGTAGCCGTCCATCTCGCCGCGATCAAAGGCGGCCCAATCCTCCGGCAGGATTCCGCGCGAGATGCGGGCCTGGGCCTGGATCGCCGCCTGCATCTCTTGCTCGGTCATGCCGGCCGCGCGGGCGCACTCCTCGTCGGCCGGGCGGGCCTTGCCCAGGCGCACGAGCTTCCAGGAGTCCGCCCGATCGATGACGTGGCCGGCGGGCACGCGCCGCGAAAGCGGCTTGCCCCGCGAGTCGTCGCCGACGTAGATCTCACTTTCCGAAACAAGCCTGGCTTTCATCTGAATCCTCCTCAAGCGCTGAAGGTCGGCAAGCCGTCGAGCTGGATTTCGATGCTTCCCTTCACGAAGTCCTTCATGTCGATCTGTCCACCCAGAGCCGGGGCGCCGCCGTTGAAGGCCCAATCGCTCGTCTGCGAATTGGCGAAGATGAGCTTGTAGGCCTGGTTCGCCGGCGTCTCCAACAATCCGTAGAGGGTATCGTGGATGCTGAGGGCCGGGTCGAGGAAATAGTTTGCCGACAGCGAGCCGCAATCCACATAGCCCGTGGGCTCCTTGCCAATGCCGGCGTCGGAATCGAAATCGCGGGTCTCCGCCATCTCGGGCGTGAACGTGGGAAGCTTGAGATCGATCAGGGCCGCGATCGTCGTGAAGACGTTCGCGACGCTGATCTGAAGGGCCGTGCCTTTGCCTTTGACTTTTGCCATCGCGGTCATCCTTTCTGCTGGAGTTTTCTCAGCCCTTGCTCTCGGCCGCGATCGCGGCCTGAAACGCCTTGCGGGCCGCCGCCATCGAGGCGCCGGCCGAGGAGGCGATCGCGCGGCCCAGGAGGCCGCGGAAATACGGGGGCATGCGCCCCGTGCGGTGGCCGCCTCGGTGCGCGCGCTCCCGCGTGCCGAGGATCACCCAGTGTATGTTGGCCTTGGTGATCCCCTGGCCGGGCTTCGCGGCAGCCCTCCGCGCGGCCTTGCGCTTTTCCGCCTTGCGACGCTGGGCGGCCGTCTGCTTTCCCACGCCGAATCCCACCTTGACGACTTTCACGCCGGCGTAATCGCGGGCCCGCACCGAGCGGCGGCCGATCGTCTTTCGCCCCTCCCGCTTCACCGCGTCCGGCGCGCTGGACGCGGTCACCGCGGCCCGCAGCGCGCTCACCAGTGGAGTGGTCGCCGCCCGGATGGCCTTGGTGGCGGCGCGCGGAGCGCCGCTGCGGGCCATGTGCTCGAGCGTCCGCCGCACCTCTTCCACGCCGGTGACCGTGCCAGTCATCAGGGCCTCTCGTAGAGCGCCACAAAAAGGATCTCCGTGTCGTACCAGCCCGTGCCGCTGGCGTCGTCGGCCTCCGTGAAGCCGGTCTCCTGGGAATCGAAGATGAGCGATAGCGTGAGACCGCCGGCGATTCCTTCCCAGCCGGCCAGCCCCGACGACGGGGTGGTGTTGTTGGTCCGCGCCGCGTTGGCCAGCTCGCGCGAGGCCCGCCGCGTCGTGGCGCGGCAGATCACCGCCACGTCGGCGCGTCCGGCGTCGTCGCTCTCGTCCAGCGCATTGCGCTCTTCGTCCGCGCGGACCTCGATCCCGATCGCCGGGAGGACATCATCCTCGTCCAGCACATCCGGTCGGATGCGGGCCGCGTCCCCCTCGCCGACGATGGCGGTCACCGCGGGCAGACTTTTCAGCACGGACCTTATTGCCGTCTCCAGTTGCGGCGCGGTGTCGGTCGGCAGATCGGACCACGGCCCCGCGTAGCTGCCCGTGACGCCGCCGATGGTCACACCGCGGCGGATGTTCGCCGGCAGCAGATTCTCCAGATCGAGCGTGCCGGCCACGCCGAGGATCGAGTAATCGTCGTCGAGATGGCCCTTCTTCGCCTCCACGGCCGCAACATCGGAAGCCAGTTGCTCCGCCTGCGCCGCGCCGGTGATGAGGGCCAGCGCGGCGTCCGTCCAGCGGTATTCGCCGGGAGTGGTCGATTGCACTTTCCACCGGTACGTGGGCATCAGACGGTCTCAATAGCGAGGATCACAAGCTCCTCGTGGGCCTCGCCGGCGTCGAGGATGGAATCGAAATTGAAAACCCGGCTGTTGTAGGTCGCCCGCATCCGGGTATCCAGATCGGCCCGGTAGGGGATCGTGATCTGGTGCGTGGCCTGGGATTGCGACTGGCGGGCGCGAAACGCCTCCCGGACGCTCAGCGGCTCGATCGCGGCCCACGGATAGCAGACGTCAATCCAGGTGATCTGCTGCTGGCCGGCCGCGTCGGGCGATTTGACCGGCTCTTGGATCGTGATCCGCTTGTTTCTCCGCCCGGCGGGGATCATGCGTAGACTCCGGCGTCCTCGATGCCCAGCATGCTCTCGATCGTCAGCGGGATCGGCGTTGCGAGGTTGGCCGCGTTGACCGGCTCGCGCTGCCGATAGAGATGGGCCGCGAGCAATTGGATCGCGTGCAACAGGGTCCCGGGCACATCCTCGGCCTCGTCTCCGTAGCCGGCGGTGAAGGTGATGATCACGGCCTGGTACGTTTCGCCGCGACTATTCGGCCAGACGCATCCATAGGCCGGCTTGATCCGTGCCGGTTGGTCCGGGCCGCTCAGATCGACCTGGTACTGGGCGGGATCGAGCGTCTGCGTGGCGCCGTCGGTATCGACGTATTGGATCGAGGTGATCGATTGGACGGGCAGCTTCCAGAGTTCGATTTCCACGGGGAACCTCTCCAGGTAGACGACCCATGTGGCCGTGATGAGCTGTCTGTTGAGGGCCCGCTCGACGTAGCGCCTGGCTTTCGAGATCAGGCCATCAATGTAGCCTTCCTCGACCGGATCGAGGTCCGAAATCCGCGCATGGTCCTCCATGTCCGCAACGGTGACGGGCTCCGTCGCTGGAGCGATCGTTTGCTCGTAGCGTCCGAGGACCGGCATCGCGCAAGCCTCCGTCAGGAGAATGCCCCGGCTGCCGGGCTCAGGAGCGTGCCGGCACTCACGGCGTCGATGCCATAATTTTCCAGGCAATAGGAGGCGTTGACCCCCGTGACCGGCTCCGTATTGTTCTTCGTGCCGGCCCAGCAGTTGTAGGCCAGGAGGTTCGTGCTCGAAGCATGGCCCTTATAGGCAAGGCCGGCCTCGGTATCGATGTTGACCATGGCGTTGCCCATGATCAAGACGTTCGTTTGAGCCGCCGTGCCGGCGTCGAGACAGGCGACGGTGTAATGGCCCATCGCGATGTTGTCGAGGATCCTGGATTGCGCGGATTCCCCGACCAGCTTGATCGCCGAGGCGCATCCGCCCGTTTCGGCGGTCGTGGTCGTGTAGAACCGGTTGCGGCGCAGGAGAACCTTGTCGCAGGCCGCGGCAATCTGGATGGCGATGACAAGCTCCTTGGCCAGGCCGCCATCGGTAAACCAGCAGTCTTCGACGACAAGCCCATCGGCGGCATTGCTCGCCGTGATTCCCACGGCCTGGTCGGCAACGTCCGAGATGATTTTGAGGTTCCGGATCAGCACCGAAGCAGCCGTGACGCTGAGGGTTGCCGTAGCGTCGGTTCCCAAGGTGAAGGTCGGGATCAGGTTTCCGATCCCGATCCCGATCACCTGGATTCCGGCAACGTCGAGCGTGCAGGTCACGGACGCTGTCAGCGTTTCGGCATGGCCTGGCATCAAGTAAATGACGTCGCCCTTGGACGGCGTGCAGTTTCCGACTGCATAATCGAGGGTCGCCAGCGGCTTGTCGGGCGTGAAGCCGTAACCCGTGCTGTCGCTGCCCGCGGCGGAATCGACGAAGAGCCGAGAACCGGTCGAGTTCGACATGTCCTCGATGGCCACCTTGCCCCCGGCGCCGCGACGATAGTAGAGGCTTGATCGAACGCTCATCTTGGGGTCCTTTTCCCTTGTTGGCGATGAACCAGAAAAACCGGCCCCGCCCCCATCGCTCGCGAGGCGAGGCCGGGCGCTCGCGTTGCGCTTACCAGGTTGCGGACGTCACGGCATCGCGCGGCCGGCGGGCGTGGGCGACC